TCTAAAGATGAAATTGATAGCGCACTTAGAAATCTCAAGATCATCGAAGAACAACAGGAGCGAGAAGATAAATTAACTGAAGCTAAAAGAAAGCAAACCAAGGAAAGTGAGAAAAAACTTAAAATCACACAAGCTGAATTGGAAGTAGCCAAGCGATCTGCTGCTTTAATTGAATCGAGTGGTTTAGGTAAATATGCTGAAAGCAAAGGGATACCATCAAGTGTAATTGCAGGCTTATTGGCTCAAGAATCTAAAGGTATTCGAGAAGCTAAGAGTCATACTGGTGCAATAGGATATTTTCAAACAACCAGTGGTTATCGTAAACAGAACAATATGTCTGTTGCTGATAGTTATGACTTGGAAAAGTCGGGCAAAATTGTAATTGATAATATCGCCAAGGTTTATGAAAAAACAGGTGACTTGGCTCAGGCAATACTTTCCCATAATGCAGGTGAGGGTGGAGCAAGACAGTTTACTAAAACTGGCAAGGTTAAAGGCAGTGCAGAGCGAAATAAGGAGGTTTCGCAGTATGTAGCTAAGGTTTCAAGGTATTCCGATATCATTGCTGGTGGTGTTGGCAAAGGCGGTTTATCCGATGGTGATAGCGATAGAGCCTATGGAGAGCAAATCAAGGCACGTTTAGAGTTAGTTAAGCAAGGTCTAAACCTTCAAGAGCAATATGAGGAGGAGCAAGCGAAGCGAACCAAGGCTCGTAACGAAGAAATTAACCTTGCGCAACAAACGGGTCAAACAGCCTTAATTCCTAAAATCAAAGAGCGATATAAAGCTCAAGATGAACTCGCCAAACTTCAGCAAGATTTTGAAGTAAATGGTTATAAGTGGACTGAAGAACAAAAACTTGATTACACATATAAAACCAATTCTTTGCGATTAGTTGCTGAAGGCAAACTCTCTGAAGATCAAAGAAAGGTTGCTTTAGATGGCCTGGAACAGCAAAAACAGCAAGAACTTGAGCTTATACAATCGACTCGCGAAAAACAGTTACTTGAGGCGAAAAGCTCATACATGGGTGAAACTGAGCTGGCAATAAGGCGATATCAGATTGAGCTGGATGAGATTAAAAAAGTTGCAGATGAGAAGCGAAAAGCTGGGTTGCTTAGCGCTAATAATATGGGGCAATTTCAGACTTTAGATAGCGCATCGGATAAGGTTTTTCAGAGCGGTTTTAATGCTTCACAACAAGTATTTCAACAAAATGACCCGCGAGGGTATGCTCAATGGGATTTGCAAAATCGGTATTCAACTGATGCAGGAGGGCTATTAAATACATATATAGACCAAACTAATGGTATCAATCTAATTGCTGATGAGGAACAGAGGAGCTCGCAATTATTGGCAGCGCGAGAGCAATATTTACAATCCAGAAAAGCACTGGATGAAAAATATGCTCAAGATGAACGGGACCTGAATAGCTCACTTTTTGAAACCCAATTGGGGCAACTTGATAGCTTAACAAGTCAGCTTAGTGGCTACTGGTCAAATATGACTGGAATTGTTAAAAATGCAGCAGGCGAGCAATCTGGTATATACAAGGGCATGTATATAGCACAGCAAGCATTCGCAATTGGCTCAGCCACAATTAGCGCGTTACAGGCGTATAACCAGATTCTAGCAAGTCCGTGGTATTTGGATGTAATTAGCAAATCAACAGCAGCCAACCTTGTGCTTGGGATGGGGATGGCGAATGTTGGTCTGATCGCTGGACAAACTATAGCCGGCTTCTCTGACGGTGGTTACACTGGATCAGGTGGGAAATATCAGCCTGCTGGTATTGTCCATAAAGGAGAGGTGGTCTGGTCCCAAGAAGATATTAAACGCTGGGGCGGTGTTGGCTTAGTCGAGAAAATGCGTAAGAGTGCAAACCCTGAAGCTTTTCTCAATAACAATGCCTTGGCAGATAGTGTCATGCGCCGTGCAATGATGAGCTCTAGTGCCTTTATAGAAAGCCAAAAGCAGGCTGACATCTTTAATCAACCAGTTCAAGCTACTCAGATTATTTATAAGGGTAATAGAAGCGTACCTATCGCTTCTTCTTCGGCCAGTTCTGATCTATTCCACGATGGCAAGGTCTACTTCACATCAAATGGTTTTGTTCAGGATCGATCAAATCTTGAGGATGTTCAAGATTTCACCTTAGGGCAATCGTCACGTCCTCAAGCTGAGATTATGCCTTCAATAGAGCCTGCTTCACCGACAATCAATTTCAAAATTGAAGTGATTAATCAGGTGAGTGGAGCAACAGTTGAAGCTGAACAATTAGACGAGCAAACAGTCCGGATCATTGTTAAAGATGAACTGGATAAGCAGCTTCCAAGAACGGTACCAAAGCTTGTTAGTGATCAAATTGGTAATCCAAACTCAACTATTAGTCGGTCTTTGACTGAGAATACAACTGCGAGGCGTAATAGGTAAATAGACTCATAATGTTTTCGTAAAATGTTTAATTAAAAATCAATTGTATTAGTTAAACGACATAATTAGTCGTTTTACTTAATTGGTGTGGAACAATATTTTGTTCCACACCTTGCGAAAATTTATCATATGATATTTAATAAGGATTAATAAGGTAAGAGATTAAAATCTTACTTTTTTATATCCACCAAATAACTTTATGTTTTTTCAGCATAAATTATACTCAGAGTATTAAAGACGAGATGCCATCATGAAACACCGACAATGTTAGTACGCAGTATGTCTTACTTTACAGTAAGAGATGTGTTCCGTTTAAAAGTGTTTATTGTGAGGTGAAAAATGAATAATAATTTAGTGGCGATGGATTTCGCAAACTATCTAATTTGGTCTGCAAAAGAAAAATTTAATAAAGGTATTACAAACCTGCAATTACAGAAATTTTTATATTTTGCGTATGTGAAATACCTTATTAGAAATAATGAAAAATTATTTAATGATCCTATTGAAAAATGGCAATATGGTCCTGTTGTTCCTTCTGTATATCATTCATTTAAGGATTATGGTTTTTTTGAAATAAATGAACCTAAGCAAGAGTTTGATGTAAATTTTATTGATGGGAAATTACATTTAAATGAGAAAAAGTTTGATCCAAGTGTAATTGATAGTGATCATAAACTTTCTAGCATTTTAAATGATGTTCTTGTAAAGTGGATTAATCTTCCTGCTTTTAAAATGGTTGAAGAAACACATAAAGAACCAATGTGGAAAAACTATCAAACACAAATTATGAATGGAGAAAGAGGACTGCAATATACTGATGATGAGATTAAAAAATTCTTTTTAAAAAATAACAGTGACCTTCCATTTTAATTTTAACTTTTAATAGTAATTTTGTATGAGTAATCCTAAAACTGTTTCAGTTGATGGTATTAAAGTATTAATTGGCATCTTCCTTAACCATACCCAATATATCAATGTGGTGGAAGATGCATCTAATATTATTTGCCAATTAATAGATAAGCATAAAGATACATTAATTAAAGAAAATAAAGATGGAACAATAAACTTTAATTTACCTTATGACAAAATAGCTGATGAAATTTATAATCATAAACAGCCAATTTTTTTTGATTCTTTAGATGTTTTTGTTAATACAGTTTACTCCTATATTGAAACTAAACATGATTCAAAAATACTAATTTCTTATCGAAAATTTACAAGACATATTCTATTAGCTGTTCGTCAAAAAAACTTTATTAATGAAGTAACTAAAGATGCAAAAGATGCAGCAAATTTGGCGTCTAAAGTTGCTAATGATGCCTCTGTTTTGGCGATTAATACCGAAAGTGAAATAAAAAACTCTGTTGTAAACTATATTACTATCTTAGGTATTTTTGCCACTATTATATTTGCATTATTTGGTGGAGTAAATTTGGTTAGTGCTATTAATAATCTTCTAGCTTCTGAGCATAGACCAAGATTAACTACCATTATGTTCCTGATGAGCGCTTTGGTTTTAACTATATCAACATTATTAGTTTTACTTATGACTTGGCTTAATGAAGTTAAAGGATTAGGGGAAGCAAAGTGGAAAAACAAAATGTATCTAAAAATATATTTTGGAATAATAGGGGTTTGCCTACTTATTATGATTTTATCCGCTTGCCGTTTAATGTAAATTCTAAATTTGAATCCCAAATATTCCAATTTTTAAAAGCCCACTGTTCAAGTGGGCTTTTTATTACCTGAAGGAAAGTTATGTACAAATTAAAGCTAAATCCTCAGACCAGCGGCTATGGCGTAACACTGGGTGATGATGTGAAACGTCAGCAGATGGATGGCGGTCGTGGGCGCTATTACATCGATGTGAAACGTAACAGCCACATTGTTGATGTGAACTGGAATTTAAGTAAATCCGATTTTAATAAAATGATGGCCTTCTGGCGGATCTATCAGAATAAGCCAGCTTCATTCTTTGCAGATCTGGTGATTGATCAGGGAGCACGTCAGCAATATCAATGCAATTTCATTCCAAACTCGTTCAAGACCAATGAAGTCAACGGCAACCTGTACCGGGTAAATGCACAGCTCGAAGTTGTTCAAAACCAGCCTAACCTTATCGCTGATCAGGCACTTATCAAAGATTGGGAGGTCTAATGGATAACGAATATGCCAAATTCTTTTTCAATCGGAAAGTAGATGTTTATCAACTGGAATGTATTGAACTATCACACCCTTCTTTTATGAATACTTACCGGGTGGTCCGTAATGATGATCGCGGGGTGTATGTTCAGCACAATGAAGGCGCGGGGCAAGTATTTTACGAATACCTTCCTATGACAATTCAAAGATCCGGAATGCTCGGTGATCTGGACCAGACTTTGACCGTTTCAATATCTGGGCTTGGTGATATTTTGCCGGATGAGTTTGAACGGGTAATAGAAGGTCAATTTCCGGATGTAAAACCAACAGTTAATTATCGGCTTTATAGTTCAGATAATTTAAATACACCGATGCATTATCTGCTTGGCTTACAACTCGCCGGTGTTTCAATGAACCATAAAGCTGTGACGTTCAAAGCTGAATCTCCACGATTAAATACCGCTAAAACTGGAGATATCTTTGCACTAGACCGCTTTACTGGTCTCAAGGGGGCTATATGAAAAGTCATGATCATTTGCTTGATAGACAATATGACGAGGAAAACTACAACTGTGTTCATTTTGCTCATGAAGCTGCATTGGATCTATATGGAATAGACCGGGCGGAAGCACTTGAATTTTTTATGAAGCCTATTAAAGAAAAGGTATTTCTACCATCAAGGTTAAAACTTTTAAATCCACTGCCCATGCCCAAGGAAGGCTGCATAGTCGCCTTTCACTCGAGATACCGAAACAAGCCCCCACATGTGGGGCTTTTTCGTTTGGGCCGTGTTCTACATTTGATGGAAGGCGGAGTTACTTTTTTATCCGAAGAAGTGATCAAGGCAATGGGTTTTAGTCGGGTCAGTTACTATGATTAAGATTATTTATAAAAAAGATGCTTTGTCTGAAGAAAAGACGATTGAGCAGGCTCAAACCATCGGACAATGGCTTACTTCAAAATATGATTATATGCCTGAACATGTCCGTATTTTCCATACAACAAGTAATATGGATCATGCCGAAATTTCATTTGCGAATGAAGTCACGCCGAAAAATGCATATGAGTTAAAGCAGCTTGATTTCTTACCAGGTACTTTTATCGTAATTGAGAATCCTAAAGGTATTGAGCTTGGTGCAGCTGCATGGGCTGCTATTATCTCATTGGTTGTGGGGGTGGCAGTTGCATTATTAATGCCAGTACCTTCAATTACACAAACAAACCAAAATAACAACCAGTCTTCATCTGCAAATAACGAATTATCCAATCGTGAAAATAAAACTCGTGTAAATGGCCGGATTGCTGATAACTATGGAGCCGGGTGGAACACACCCGACCTAATCGCAGTGCCTTACAAAGTTTATGAAAATAACGTTGAAGTTGAACACGTTGTCGGTTGTATTGGTTGTGGTCACTATAAAATTAACGGTGCATATGACGGTGAAACCAATATTGTCGATATTGCCGGTGCATCGGTAGAAGTCTATCGACCAGGCGTTGATATTGTCTCGGGTGAGCCATATTTCTCGCTTGGTACCGAAATTACCACGCCGCCACTAACGGTTCAGCATCAAACTTCTGTTAATGGCCAAGTTCTCCGTCCAGCTGATACGCAGTCTTTAGAAGGTACGAACTATCTTCATTTTGCATATCCAAACGAGATCCTTCGGGCATCTGCAAACAATACGGATTTAACCACTAAGTTTGTAAGTAATGACCGCGTAGAAATCACTAATGCCTCATTCACATTTAACGGCCAGACTTATGATTTAAACGGCACTTACAGCGTTCTATCGGTGGCTGATGACCGTATGGCATTGTCTAACCCAGCTGCGGTAAACCCCAACTGGCTAAAGCTAAAGGAATTATCAAATCAGCAAACTGGTGCTTTATCTCCAAAGCTTTCATCTATTGGCGAGAAGTGGATTGGTCCATTCATTCTCGACAATATTGAACGTAGCCGAGTGCTATGTAACTTTGTTGCTAGTAATGGACTTTACACAGTTTCTTCAGGTGGAAATCAGGGAGCTGTAAACGTCACGATTGAAGTTGAAGTAACGCCTGTTAATGAATCTGGTGCAGCCATTGGCAATCCAATGCTGAAGCAGATAATCCTAAAGGGGTCAGCAAAGTCACGTCAGACAGTTGGTGCAACGCTGGACATGGTGACATTTCAAGGTCGCTGTAGTGTCCGTGCACGTCGTTTAACACCAACACCGGCGGTTACAACGGTAGTAGATGAAGTAAAGTGGCAGGCGCTTTACGGTGCTTATCCTTTGCAAAGCACAATGTATGAACATGAAACAGTTTTTCGTGCACGTACTTATGCAACCACTGGAGCTTTATCTGTTAAGTCACGCAAGATCAATTTTGATCTTCAGCGGATGTTGCCGACCTATAAAAATGGGACTATGACGACAGAGCTATTTCCAACATCAAGCTTTGCTGATGCACTGGTTTCAATGGCACTGGATGACAAGATAGGCCGCCGTACGATCGACGAAATAGATCTGGAAAATATCTATCGGACTTATAACGATGTAGTTGATTATTTTGGTACGCCACTAGCGGCTGAGTTCTGTACTACGATTGATGATACAAACCTGTCTTTTGAAGAGCTGGTCACCAATCTTTGTGATGCCGTATTTTGTACCGCATATCGGCAAAACAATAAGCTCAAGCTTTATTTTGAACGTCCAACTGATAACTCGGTAATGCTGTTTAACTTCAGGAATATCATTCCGGATAGTTACAAGCATGACCTTACCTTTGGCGTGATGGATGACTACGATGGACTGATCTATGAATACACGGATCCGACCGACGATAGTCGTATCAATATCTATTTGCCAGACAAAGGAGCAAAGAACCCGAAAGAAGTGAAATCCGTTGGGGTACGAAACAAGTGGCAAGCTCATTTTAATGCGTACCGGATCTGGAACAAGCTTCGGTTTCAACGTAAATCCATCACCTTTGATGCGGCGCCTGAGTCTGAATTGCTTGTGCTACGTGACCGTATTGCCGTAGCAGATTATCGCAATGGTATTCATCAAAGCGGTGAGGTGGTACAGCAAGAAGGTTTAGTCCTCACCTTAAGCCATGATGTAGATTTCATTGCAGGCAAGAGCTATGTGATTTATCTGCAAATGGCGGATGGTACCGTGGACCTGATTCCCGTTACGCCGGGTTCAGCCAAAAATAAGGTGCTTTTAGGGCGTTTACCGAACGGGGCCTTAAAGCTTAGTCCCGATGACTTTGTGAATACTATCTACACCGTAGTTAATGATGATACCAAAGGCTCATTGCCTTATCTGGTAGCGAAAAGAGAACCGGCTGACCAGTTCTCTAATACCATTACAGCAATTAATTACGATGAGCGCTATTACCTCAACGATAAAGACTTTATTGACGTGCCGGTTGATGATTCTCCAATTTACATTCGATATGACCAGCTGGATATAAATCTGGCACGTTTATATCAAATGCAAAGAGGGGATTTGCCAACAACTGGAGAAATCAGTTTTGTAGTTGAATCTGGTGCACTAGTTTCTAGTTCGAGTTCTTATCGACCGGAAACCAGATTTGTCTATAAATTCGACTACAACTCCAGTCCACCGAAACAGGAATTTATTGCCCCTGCAGCGACTGAACTACCTGCCATTGATACTGGTGAGTTCCCGCCTGATCTGGTCGTGAATCTGACGATTAAAGGTGCTGTTGTTGGACGTGGGGGTGATGGTGGCTTGCCTCATTTGACATTTGGTGCATGGGAGTCTGATCCGGATTATAACTTTACTAAAACCCGCCGTGATGGGTTTCAGGGAGCACCTGGTTTATTGAACCGGCACAGCAAACTAAACCTGATTATTGATGGCGGCACTCTAGCTCGAGGTGGATCTGGTGGTGGAGCAACACCAAGCGGTATTTACACTGGGTTGTCTTATGGTGTTCAAGGTATTCCGGGTGGAGCTGGTGCACCATTTGGACGGGTCATGACAGGCCAGCCAATTTCAAGCGACTCACAAGATTGGCGCTGGTATTTTGGAAGTTACTTCAATGTCTTAAAAATTACTGATGCCGAAGCTTCGGTACCCGGTAAAGGTTATCGAACCCAAAATGACCGTTATGGATCTCCATTATCAGGCGATGGCGGAAACTGGGGCGAACGTGGTACCAAGTCTACCAATGATGGAACATGGAATTGGCAATACCATGGAACGACTGAAGGTCAGCCGGGGCCGGGCGGACCTGCAATTGTTGGGGTGGCACCGCTAACAACTCAATTGATTAACGGAGGGAAAATCTTACAAACCCTTTAAACTTTAAAAGAACTTTGAGCACCCAATTAGGGTGCTTTTTTATTGTCTGAAATATCTGGAGAAATTTATGGAACCAGTTTCCACTAGCGGTTTTACAGCACTTTTAAAATTATATGGGGTTGCAAT